TATTCAATGTGATACCCGTATCAATAGTATTGAGCCTTATAAAGGCAAAAATGAAATTACTGTAAGGGGTAGGGGAGGCACAAGTTTTGAACCTGTACTTGACTATTATTCAGCTAATGGAAAAAAGTTTACAAGTCTTGTGTATTTTACTGATGGTGAGTGTTACACCAGTCAGAGGCCAAAAGGAAATGTATTGTGGGTTATTTCTGAAAGATCACAATTAAACACAGCACTTCCTGGAAAAGTAATCAAGCTTGAGCTTTAATTCTAATTTAATTACTTGATCACATTTTTTGTGTTTATATTTGTATATGAAACTATTGACATTAAAAGAAGATTTAATTAAAAAATCTGGAATATATCTTATTGAGTGTAATTCTCATAAGTATATTGGAAGCAGTGTTAATTTATATGACAGATATAAACAACATGCTTATGCATTAAGGAAAGGAAAACATTATAATAGTTTTCTACAAAATCTGTATAATAAATATCCAGATAATATAAGTTTTAAGCTTATTGAAATTTGCAGTAATTATATTGAAAGAGAGCTTTATTATATTGAATATTACAATTGTGATGTTAATGTAGAAAGAAATCCCGTAACTCAGGCAAAAAGCATTGAAACAAGAAAAAAATTAAGTATGGCTAACAGAAATAAAAGGTTAGGTAAAGAAAATCATGCTTCTGTAAAAGTATATCAATATACTTTAGAAGGTGTCTATGTAAATGAATATAATACAATAAGAGAAGCTGCTTTAGCTGTTAATGGCAATGCTACATCTATAGGTGATGCAGCAAAAGGAGATACTAAATCTGCTGGAGGATATCAATGGAGAAAAGAAAAATTAGATAAAATTCCTTGTATTTCCAAAAGACAAAGAAAGCCTTATAGTATTAAAAAAATAAGCATTTTTGATGGTAAATCTTATTGTATTGTATCAAGTATTAAAGAAGCTGCTTTATTGTTAAATGCAAATGAAGGAGCTGTTAGAAAAGCCTTAACACATAATTTTAAGTGTAAAGGGAAAGTTATTAAGTTAGAATTATAAAAAATTAAAGTTATGAGTAAGTCAGTTCAATTAAATTTAGATGAGATTAAGGATTTTGTTAAATTCATGGTTAAGAATAACCAACACATTCAATCACAAGGTAAGGTTCCTGTAGCAATCAATATTGAGGGTGATGCAGGTTTGGGTAAAACATCTTCAGTTAAGCAACTTTCTAAAGAGCTTAACATGGATGTAATTAGATTAAACTTAGCAGAGTTTGAGGAATTGGGTGATTTAGTAGGTTTTCCTGTTAAAGAATTTGAGATTCAAAATGCAGAGGGTAAGAAAACATGGATCAATGAGCACCAGATTGATGCTGCCATGAAGAAAGGTTACAAGGTAACAGACAAGAGAATGTCTCATGCTGCTCCAGATTGGATCCAAGGTAAAGGTGAAGGTGGATTCTTAATTCTTGATGACTACACCAGAGCTGACCATAGATTCATGCAAGCTACCATGACTCTTATTGATGAGCAAGCATATGCTTCTTGGAAATTACCTAAGAACTGGCATATTTTGTTAACTACTAATCCAGACAATGGTGATTATAATGTAACTTCTCTAGATATTGCTCAGAAAACAAGATTTATCTCAACTGAAGTTAAGTTTGATGTAAATGTTTGGGCAAGATGGGCAGAGACTGTTAGTATTGACGGTAGATGTATCAACTTTTTGTTAATGCATCCTGAATTAGTATCTCAAAGTGTAAATCCAAGAGCAATTACAACTTTCTTTAACTCAATTAGTTCAATTGATGATTTTGGAAAAAATTTACCAATAATTCAAATGATTGGTGAAGGTTCTGTAGGTCCTGAATTTGCATCTATGTTTACTATGTTTATTAATAATAAACTTGATAAGATCATTAGTCCTGAAACTATTATGACTAAGGATGAAACTTATGTTTTAGGAGCATTGAAAGGGGCTGTTGGAGAAGGAGATGATTTCCGTGCTGATATAGCAAGCGTTATTTCAACAAGAATTGTCAATTATTCTTTAACTTTTGCTGATAAGAATACTGTTCCTAAAGAAATGGTACAAAGAATAGGCAAAATTGTTACTGATTGTGAATCTTTTACATCTGATTTAAAATATTATATGATCAAAGAGATTGTCAATGGTAACAAGAATAAATTTGGTTTGCTTATGATGCAACCAGAGATTGTTAAAATGGCTGTGAAATAAATCACAAGTGAGCATTTCACATAAAAAAACAATTTAATTATTATTAACCAAGATAGGGGGTGATTACATCCCCTATTTTATTTTTAAAAGATTATGATAAATATATTATATTTTAATTTGAATGGAAACAATAGAGATCCAAGAAATAGCAAATGGACTAGTTTTGATTTAAGTGACATCTCACTTGAATGTGTTTCTGAAGAGTCTGACTTTTTTAATATAAGTAAAGATCCATATACACCAGTAAAAGGAGATAAATATTATTTTCTTGACAAAGTAAACATTCCTAGAGTGAAATTAAAAGAATTTCATGATGAAAATGGTACTAAAACAGTGAGAGATATTACTCAAGCAACACATGTTTTTATTGGTGATGCTACTGAAGATTTTTATGTTGATAAAGCTTATAGATATTCTATACCTACAAGTTTATTTAAGAAGTTTGTTGAGTTGCATACTGAGTGTTTTGATACAATGCGTATTGAAGATATCAGACAAGCATTAGAGTTTTATAATGAAGACACAGTTTATCTTAATTATCAAGGTATAAAATTATTTGTTGATACATCATTACTTCACTATTCTGAATTAATTAAGGATCCTGCATATAATAATGATGATTTTCAATATTCTAAAACAGTGTATTATATTAAACCTGAGTATTTATCAATATACAACCAGATAAAAGATCTTACATTGTGTCATGAGTCTTGTTTAACTAGTGTACTTAATGGTACTAATGCTGCTGTTATTGATGAAGAAATGTTTGCTAGATTATCTGCTATGTTTGACAGTAATGATAGAGATAACTGGGTTTTAGCAATGGAAATAATGGCAAATTCTAAATATGAAGAAAGTCTTTATTTCATAGAGTTGTTGTTTAAAGAACATTCCAGTAGAATGTATGACACACCAACTAAAAGACATGTTAATTTTAAATCATTAGTTACTTATCTTGGTAAAGGTTCTTATTTTAATACAGGTTTAGATAGTATAGTTAAAAGCTTGATTGATAAACAAGTTTTAACACATGACATACTTACTGATTTAATGCATAGATATAAGCAAGAAATTATCAGTGGAGGTGAGAGTACTTACTTTACAATTAAAGATATCAGTGTAACTGAAGAGATACATAATATTATCAATAAGAACTTTGCTTATAATCTAGTAGAAGATTTTGTTCCAGAGGTAGAAGAAGTTGTTGCTCCGGAAGAAGAAGTAATCTCTGATGATTTCTTAAACTACATTCCGACTGATGAAGAAGCAACTTTTACTCAATTAGGTGAAGAGCCTACAGATGAGATTGAAGAAGTAGTTGATGAAGTAATTGAAGAAGAACTTCCAGGAACAGAGATTGAAATAGAGATTGAATCTACATTTGAAATTGAAGAAGAAGTATTTGAAACACAAGTTGTTGAACCTAAAAAAGAAGAAGATGAGTCAAGCATTGATTGGTTCTAATGAGGAATTAGAACAGTTTTACAAAAAAAAGTTTTACTTTAGCTACAGCGGGATAAATAAGTTGCTATTTTCTCCTGGCATGTTTTACAGCCACTATGTTCTTAACCAAAGAGAAGACTCAACAGACGCGCACCTGGTAGCAGGGCGCGTTCTGCATTGTCTACTATTTGAAGAAGATAAGTTTGAAGAACAATTTCTCACATTACCCGGCAAAGTGCCAACAGATAGTCAGAAGAAAATTATTGATGGTATTTTTAAATATCATATGACAATTGGAAACAATACACTATCTTTGTTGGACTACTCTCAAGATATACTCTCCAATCTACTCTCAGCTAATCTCTATCAAACTCTCAAGACTGATCAACAAAGACTTGACAAAGTTTTAACTCCAGAAAACATAGAGTATTTTGATTTCTTAAAAGCTAGCCTAGGCAAAACAGTAGTAGATGAAGTGACTCTTAGCAATTGCAGAGCACAAGTTGAGGTCCTTAGAGCTAATCAAGATGTAAGAGCTTTATTACAGTTAGATAGAAACTTGAATGATGATTCTATCAATACTGCAAGTGAGTTAAAACTAACCTATGACAATCCAGATTTATCATTTGGCTTACATGGTGTGCTTGACAATGTTGTTGTTGACAAAAACTCAAAGACCATTTTTATTAATGACTTAAAGACCACTGCAAAATCAATTCAAGATTTCCCGGAAAGTGTTGAGTATTATAGATACTGGCTCCAAGCTGTTATCTATTCTGTACTTGTAACAGACAAATTTTTAAAAGGAAGAGAGGATAAAGAAGATTGGAAAACTCAGATTACTTTTATAGTAATAGATAAATACAATCAAGTTTATCCTTTTCAAGTGAGTGAAGAAACTCTAGTGAAATGGAAGGCAAACTTCAAAGAGTTAATTGTCAAAGTTAAATGGCATTATGACAACAGAAGATATGACTTACCATATGATCTAGCATTAGGTAATGTAAAATTGTAAAAATTATGGCTTTAAGTTCAGTGTATAGGAAATATTTCCAAAAATCCCAAGTATTTATATATCCGCTCTTGGGGATTC